AAAAAAAACGGTGGCCCAATTAAGGACCACCGAAACAGATAACAAATATAACCTATGAATAAACTAAATAACGAAACCAACCTAGCAAACATATCAGCTACGTCAAACACAAATATCATAAGCACTGAGCAGTCAAGAAAAACAGCAGAAGTTCAGGCTGCAATGACTGTTGCTAAAAAATACCCACGCGATCAAAACATTAGCTTCAGGAATATAATTGAATCATGTAAAAGAAAAACACTAGCGGAAAAAGCAACATACGCTTATCCACGTGGGGGTGGCATGGTTGTTGGCCCAAGCATACGATTGGCAGAAGTTTTGGCACAGCAATGGGGAAACATAGACTTTGGTCTTTTAGAATTGGACAGGTCTATTGGCGAGTCATCAGTGATGGCTTATTGCTGGGATTTAGAGACAAACACCAGAAGGACAACAGTCTTTCAGGTCAGGCACATACGTGACACACGGCAAGGCCCCAAAAAGCTCACAGACGAAAGGGACATATATGAGCTAGTCGCTAACATGGGGGCAAGAAGAATGAGAGCGTGCATCTTAAATGTCATACCGGCGGATATAACGGAAGAGGCATTAAAGCAATGCGCCCTTACGTTAAGCACAGGAGTGGAGCCTATTGCGGATAGGTGTAGAAAGATGGTTAACGCATTTACTAGCATTTCAGTAACCATTGAGATGCTTGAGGAATATCTTACATACAAATTATCATCAATTAATGAAGAGGGGCTGAATCAATTGCGGTCAATATATACATCAATAAAAGATGGGGAAACAACAAGGGACTCGTATTTTACGATCACGTCACTGCCAGCAAAAGAAGCCAGAACAGAAGACGATGACAATGTTGTGTTTGAGGCAGAACCAATAAAAAGTAAAAAGAGCAGGAAAAACAAAAAGACAATTGCTGAAGAATTCAAGAAAGTAATACAAGGGCATGAGGCAGCTGTAGAGGCCTATGCATTAGAGTCAGGGTGGATAAAACAAGGGGAGGGGATGGGGAATTTAAAAGAGGCATACATGCAATCAATATTAAGCCAGCCTCAAGCTTTCCTTAAAAGCATATCCTAAAAGTAAAAACAAATAACAAAATATAACTATGAACTATAACATATTTGACATTGAAACCGGACCTCTCTCAGTTGAGTTTTTAATTGACCAGATGCCTGCATTTAAAGCCCCATCAAACTACAAAGATGAAGCAAAAATAGAAGCAAACATTAAAGAACAAGAAAACAGGTGGTTTCAGAAAGCAGCACTGGATGCAGCAACTGGACAGGTTTTGGCTATAGGGTATAAAGACCATGATGGAAATATAGCAATACATAGCCAAAAATCATCAAGCGAACGTGAGATACTGCAAAACTTCTGGGACTTATCAACAAAAGATCATACAAGTAAATGGATAGGATTTAATTCACATGGATTTGATTTGCCTTTTCTTTTTAGGCGATCATTGGTTCACGGAATTACAGTAGGGCAGCCCATAAGGGAAAACAGGTATTGGCCCAGAAAGTTTACGGACCTTATGGAAGTATGGAGTTGCGGAAATAATCAGCAAAGAATCAGCTTAGACAGGATTGCTAAAATGTTAGGTATAGGTGGAAAGTCGGGATCAGGAGCACACTTTGCGGAGCTATTTATTAGTAACCCAAAGGCAGCTTTCGATTATTTAAAGCACGATCTAGACCTAACTGATTCAGTCTTGCAAAAAATGCTGCCATGGATTGCAGGGGGTCAAGATGAATGATATTTGTCAGGCTAAACACGGAGGAAACCAACAATCAATCGAAGCATATGAATCAGCACTCCCAAGCATGGCTAAAGCACGACGATCAGTCCTTGAAGCAGTCAGGCAAGCGATGGATGCAGGAATCACAGCAAAGGAATATGCTGAGAGAAGTGGACGGCAGCTCAATACAGTGTCAGGCAGATTCTCTGAGCTTTCAAGAGAAGGCTGGATTAAGAGAACCAACCGAACCAGAAACAAATCAGCAGTATGGAGGGCAACCCAATGAAATTATTTTTAATTGATTGGGGGAAAGAATGCAGTGGCGCACGTTATGCCATTATCTCAGCTCGTAACAAAAGAGATTTGTGGTTTCACGTTGATGAAGTTGGCGATGTATGTGATGTGCTGGCAAAAGAAATAAATAATGACAAAGAGAGTCCTGATAGTTTTTATCTTGAGCTTCCTACAATGGATGAAAGTGGCAAGATACAAGGCGGTTATTGTCAATCACTGAACATTCTGAAAGATAGTTGGCAAAAGGTTGCCGTAAATCTTTAAAAAAAATGAAAAACGAAAAAAAGGCATACGTTGTGATCGGTAGCCTCAAAGTGTTAATTGAAAATGTTAATGTTATAAATATAAGCAAAGGTTTATTCGGGGAGGATGTAGTGACCTTTTTTTATGAAGGTAAGAAGCGTGAATCCAGCATTTACAAAAGACCATGAGACGAGCAGCCAGAGTGGATGGGAACCACAAGCAAATAGTTATGGGGTTACGTTCCTCTGGCTGCACTGTTCAAGACCTTTCAGCAGTCGGCAAGGGTTGCCCCGACATTCTGGTGGGACGAAACGGAATAAACGTCCTGATCGAGATTAAAACCAAAAAAGGGAAACTAACAAAGAGGCAGATTCAATGGCATCAGGAGTGGAGAGGCAATGCTATTATCGCAACGACAACCCAAGAAGCAATTGAAGCAATTAATGAACTTTTAAAAGCAAAAGAAATGCCCCCGATGCAATAGCAAACATCAGGGGCAAGATGACTATGTTACGATTGTAGCAACTAACCTATGGGGGTCAGAGTCTTCACGGTAGCATCTTACAAAAACAGGTCAAGGGAACTTTTAACCCCGAAATTAAAACACCATATTAAATTGATAAAATGTTTTACTAATGTAAACTTAACTGTAAAATAATAAACTATGAGCGGATTTACTAAACTATGGTCAGATATTACAGATTCCAGTATCTGGAACGAGTCTGACAAAACAAGGATTGTCTGGATTACTATGCTTGCAAGGATGGGGCCAGATTACGTTGTTAGGGCATCAGTCGGGGGGCTTGCGCATTTAGCGAGGGTAACCAGAGAGGATTGCGTTAAATCTTTGAAGGTCTTGTCCGATCCTGACCCCGATAGTCGCACAAGTGATTTTGAGGGGAGAAGGATTGAAAAGATCGAAGGAGGCTTTTTTATTATCAATGGCAAAAAATGGAGGGAACAGCAAACTGCCGAAAGTCGCAGAGCATACATGCGTGATTACATGAAAAAGTATCGCGCAAAAGACAAAGATGTAAACAATGTAAAAAATGTAAAGAATGAGTTAGCTGTGTTAGGACAAGCAGAAGCAGAAGTAGAAGCAGAAGAAGAAGTAACTATCTCTAACCAGAGAGAAGATCGCTCTGCTGAATTACCAACATGGGATGAAGTTTGGGATCTTGCCAAAATGAGGGGGATACTCAGAGAGACAGCAGAGTCATTCTTTAACTGGCACAATGATAATAATTATTGGCTGAACAAATACGGAGCACTGATTAATTGGAAATCAAAACTTCAAAACTGGAAAACAAGATCACAAACTATTCAAACCAAAGGCAATGCTCCAAAAAGGAAACGAGCATCAGCCGATGAATTACTAAGGAGACTGAATAATGATTGATGACAATTTATGGGGAATTAAAAACTTCACTTCTAGGGCAAAAAAAAAAGTTGATTCGAGGGATTGGCCCAAAGAGGTGCGATCATGCAGGATATGCGGTCGCATGGCTGAAGCAGTGATACATCCAGATGCCTATGATGAATGGCAGACTCACAAAGATGAGGATGATGCAGATAAATACCTTGGAGTGAAAGTCGTGAAAATGGCCATTAAAGGTCTTTGCTGTGATAATTGTGGTACTACAAGGGAACTTTATTTAAATAGTAAGGAAGGAATGCAATCAATTGCTGTCGAGCTTATGAGGGTAACCGAAGATGGGGTTTCAAATCTGACTGAAAAACAGGAAGTAGGATTAATGGCAAATCTGAGAAAACACATGAAAAATTATTGTGATGCACTCCGAAGGATGAACGGATCTGCCAGCATTATTTTTGACGAGATGTTCGTAACAATGGTATGGGAAAGACCGCACGGATGCTGGAGAACTTTGAGAGCAATGCAACTATTCTTGTATCAAAACAAACCAGTCAGGGACCAATACGCTGATATGACCAATTGGCTCAAGAGGATGGGAAGTGCTTTATGAGACCGATTTACGAGAACAGAACAACAATGCGAAATGAGCAAGATTTTGCCAGATCCCTTGAAAAACTTTTATTGTGTAACCTTGTCAAATGCCCCCGAAACTTCCACATCGATTTTGCAGCAGTAAGAAATGCAAAAGTTGTTTCGTTCATTGAGTTTCGGAAAAGGAGCAATTTAATGGATTATTACCCAACCTTTATGACTGCTGCGAACAAAAAGATATGCGCTCAAGCAATCAATCGATCAAGCAGTCTTCCTGTTTATATGTTCGTGCAGTGGACTGATCACCTTGGATATGTCGATCTTGTTAACTGCAAAGCCGATTGGAGTGTAGGAGGCAGAAAAGACAGAAACGATCCAGCAGATTTTGAACCCGTAATACAAATACCACTATCTGAATTTAAAACGCTATGATTATTGTTGAGCCACTTATTAACGCAACTGCTGACGCTTATGGCATTGCAGCAACTGAGATTCTTGGGGCAAGTCGAATCCATCCAATTTCTGAAGCAAGACAGGTTGCCATGTATTTAGTTTTGAAGCACACGCATACTGGAATGCATTACACTGCTGCACGGTTTGGCAAGACCAGTGGATCTGCTTATTATGCAGATAAGACAATCAGAAAACTTATAACCTTTGATAAAAAACTAAAAGAGAGAATCAAAAGAATTGAAACAGCAGCAATCGCAAAATTTAAAAACGAATTATGAGCAACTTTGAACATTCAACATTGGTTAGTGATCTGAAAAAATCACCTAAAGAAATCATCAACGAATTCAAGCCTGAGCAAGCTGATGCTTTGCACATGGCAGTTGGAATTGCAGGGGAAGCTGGAGAGTTGCTTGACGCAATAAAGAAGTGGTCGATTTACCAGAAGCCACTTGATCTTGAAAACGTGATCGAAGAACTTGGAGATCTGGAATTTTACATGGAAGGGTTAAGGCAAACGCTGAACCTGACAAGAGTTCAAACTTTGGTCGAAAACATTGCAAAACTTCAAAAGAGATATTCAAATGGGGAATATTCAAATAAACAAGCAAACGAAAGAGCGGACAAACAATGAGCTGGAGAGGACACACAACAACCGACAGCGAGGACCAGCTCGTTCGACAACTTAATGCGCTTGGCATGGAGGACGCCGCTGATTTAATTGAGACTTTGGACTATAACCTCTACACCCTCGAGCAGGAAAACGAGGCAATGAAAGAGCGAGCAAAAGACTTGTGCGAAGTGGCTAGGCGAATGCTGTGCTACATACCAAGAGCGCAGGAGTCAGATGGACCGAAAGGCGAACTGGAGGCTGCGATCAAGGAAGTCGAATATGCCTAGAAAAACATGCGGACTGTGCAACAAGTCCAGACAACTCAAAAGCTTTCACAAACGAACCATCAGCAAGGACGGATTGCAGCCATACTGCAAAGCGTGTCGCAAGGAAGACAACTATGGAAAACGATAAGGTTTTAAATCTTTGCAAAGTAGCAAGAAAAGTTCTTTGCTATGTTCCAAGATCCTACGAAGATGATGGTTTACATGGTGACCTAGAACGGGCGGTTTATGAGGTGGAACAACAATTTCAGCCCACGTGTGTGGAACCTGAAAACCAAAAGTAAAATACCATCAAACTCTGAGATATGGGGGAGGGGTGATGGTCCTCCCCACTCAATCGGTCAACATGCTTTTTACAAACTGTGAAAGAGAAAATATGACACTCGTAAAAATCATCACAATGACACAGGCGCAACGGGAAGAATCAGATCTCCAAGCTGGGGACGAGATCGAAGTTAACACTAAAAAATCCTTCGCCGTTGCATACGGAGACGGATGGGAGATTGATTTTAACTACAATCAACTACAGTTTATTGAAGACAAGGATGGAGACGGTGAGGATCTAAATTCTCGCGATTGGAATAAAGGTTTGAGAACTCACTTCCTAAAAAGACAATTCAAACTGCGATCATTATTCTTGACAATAAGCTCGACAAGATCGGCAAAGGGTATTTAAAATTTTTGGCGAAACATCTACCAAATAAAATTGTCCTATGAATTCAGATATTACCGAAGAGCAAGCACAGAGCATGGATCAGGCGCTTAAAAGGTTTCAGATACTTGCTAAAAATAAATACATGGCAGGTCAGCAAGAACACGGTGGAAACCTTTGGGAGAAACCAAATCTGCTTGATCATGCTGAAGAAGAAGTCCTTGATCTCTGGTATTATCTCCAAGGGATCAGGCAGAAGCTCAAAGACACTTGATGGACGATGACTTGCCAGATGATCTCGATCAGTATGCTGCCGATTACTTTGGTTTAAAGAAAGGTGACATTGACATGATCAACGAGGCGTGTGACAAGTTTTTTGACAGCAGAGGAATGCCAAGAGGCAGAGGCTTATTTGAAACAACAAATCAGAAATTCTTTTTACCAAACCACAAACAAGAAAAAATAGAACAGAAAAAACAAAATGAACCGAATAAAAATAAATGTAGAAAAAGTAGATAAAAAATATTTATTCAAAGGGGAAAAAGGAACCTATCTGGACCTTGTATTGTTTGAGTCAACAAATCAGCAATATGGAGATACGCACATGGTGGTTCAGTCTATACCCAAAGAAGAACGTGACAAAGGGGAACGTGGTCCGATTCTTGGAAATGCAACTTTAGAGCTTAATGGGGGATCTCAGCATTATGCACAACCTCCAGTGGATGCTTCAAGAAATGAATCGCCCAAGGTGACCGAGGATGATATTCCGTTTTAATGAGCTATAATGTAAAGCCAGTCAAATTCGAAGAAGCCTTTAAAAGATTAAAGGCAAGAAAAGAGATCGGATCCCGTATGACTTCAAAGCAGTGGGCGTCACTTCCTGCTGCCATACGGGACCGATCTTTCTTTGCGTCAAGGGTTGCGTCAGCACGGTTCCTATCATCTGCAAAAAAGATGCTTGAGGATTTTATGCTTGGGACAAAAGAGGAAGTCATTTCACCTGATGGTGTAAAGTCAATTGCTTTTAAAATAGGAGGCAGAGCAGACTTTGTTAAGAAGATGCAGGACTTTTCTATTGCTGAAGGAATGGGTGATCCATTGCCTGAAGGAGTTGGCAGGGGTGACCGTGGAGTCATACCAGAGACAAGGGACATTTCATCTAATCGCAGACTAAAGCTTGTTTATGATACTAATATCAGATCCTCATATGGCTATGGTAACTTCGAAGCGTCTGTTGATCCTGCAATTACAAATGTGTATCCAGCTTGGAGGTTTATTCGAACAGGTGTAGTCAAGGAACCTCGACCATTGCACAAGCGATTTGAAGGTGCAGTGCGAAGAAAAGATGACACAAAATTCTGGCTTGAGATGAATAAAAAGGAAATTGGTGGGCTTGGTGTTCCTCATGGACCTTGGGGTTTCAACTCTCAAATGGATGTGCAGGAGGTCGGGAGACGTGAGGCCGAATCTCTTGGGTTAATAAAGAAAAATCAAAAGATCCGTTCACCAAAATCAGCATTCAATAAAAAGCTAAGTGTGTCTGAAAAAAGAATGGATTCAGGTATTTTCAAAATACTTAAAAAAGCAATGGGTGCAAAAATGAAACTCACTGCTGGAAAATTATTATGGGCGAAAAAATAAAGATACATTGTTCACATACTGAGCTGAGAGATCCGACCTCATTGGTTGAGCATCCCAGAAACTACAATACACATCCAGCAGAGCAGATTCGTTTGCTTGCAAAGATTATCAAGCATCAGGGATGGAGAAACCCTATCACAGTTTCAAAGCGATCTGGGTTTGTTGTAAAGGGGCATGGAAGACTTGCTGCTGCTATGATCCTTAAAACGGAAAAGGTTCCAGTTGACCTTCAAGATTACAAAGACGAAGCATCCGAGGTTGCTGATATGATTGCCGACAATCGCATCGCAGAATTAGCCGAGGCAGACCAAGATGAGCTAAATAAATTACTGAAAGATGAAACATTTGATGGGTTTGACATTGAACTAACAGGATATGGTTCTGATTACTTTTCTGATGAAAAGAAAGAAGAGGAAAGCCAAGTTGGAGAAATCGAATTTAGCCCAGAGGTTGATGAGAGCCATAATTATGTGGTGCTTTATTTTAAAAATGATATGGACTGGTTGAGCGCACAAAGTCACTTTGATCTTAAAAGCGTTTACAGCACTAGAGCAAACGGCAAACCTTGGAGTAAAGGCATAGGCAGAGTTCTTGATGGGGCCGAATATTTAGCAAAAATTACATGAAAATATTTGTGCCAAGTTTTGGGAGGCCTGACTGCTCAACAACTATGGGGATGATCCCCTCTGCAAAAATCATTGTACCGAAATCACAGGAAAAAGATTATATTGAAAACTTTGGCGACAGAGTGATTGCGGTCGATGACCGCAAAGACGGATCTTCCCCAAAAAAGAAGAATGCTATTCTGGACTTAATGCAAGAAAACGAAATGGCGTGGTTTTTAGACGATGACTTAAAAGCTGTATATAATATTAAAAAACAAAAAAAAGTCTTAGAGATCGAGGAATTACTGGAGATCACGTGCAATGTAGCCGATGAAATAGGGGCAGGGTTTGCTGGGTTTTCTACAACCAATGATTTTGCAATGTGCAACGAATACAAGCCATTTTCAATAAACAAAATAAGCTACGGTGCAATTTGCATACGTAAAAATAAAGCTAAACATGATGAAAGGCTAATCAGGACTTCGGACGTTGATTTTTTCCTGCAAACAATGATGAATAAACAAATTGGATGGAGGGATAACCGTTATTTTTTTCATTTTGAAGAAAACAGGAGCAAAGAGTTCTTGAATCAAAAGGGGGGGATCAGGGGAGGGGTATCGAAGCATGCAGAGTCACAGCAGTTGCTTATTAAAAAATGGGGGGATGTTGTTAGGGTAAAAGAAGGTCAAGTTGTTGGGGTTAAATTGCCCATAAAAGGTTGCTAATGAAATTTTTTGCCCCTAGCTACAAAAGGTCACAAGGAGTAATTACGCACAAGATATTGCCGGAATTAATTTATTGTGTGCATCAGTTCGAATCTGAAGACTACAAAAAACTTGGATACAATGTAAAAATCATACCCGACAAAGTTAAAGGAAATATTGCAAGAGTGCGAAACTGGATTAAAAGAATGGGGGAAAGCAGTGGGGAAAAATTTATAATTATTGACGATGATGTTAAAAAGTTCACTTATTGGAACAACCGAAAACAACAATCACTTCTCGGAGAAAACCTAGTCGAGCATATCGAAAGCATGTTTAGTCTTGCGGAAAGCTGGGGCATAAAGTTTTTTGGAGTAAACCCTGCCATTGATAAGGGAAGCTATCGGGAGTACACCCCATTTAGCTTAACTTCATACATAAGCGGAAGTTTTAATGCTTTTATTGATTGCCCTCTTTCATTTGATGAGGAATTACCACTAAAAGAAGACTATGACTTTACTCTGCAAATGCTCCAGAAATACAGAAAAGTTTTACGGTTTAATGCTTATGGACTGCTAAAAAATGACCACGGAAATCTTGGGGGGTGTGCTAATTACAGGACACTTGTAAAAGAGAAAGAACAAATGAACTTGTTGCAGAAAAAATGGGGCAAAAAGATTGTCAAAACAGATCAGGGTAGCGTTAAGCAATTCGACATAAACCCTATTATCAAAGCTCCAATAAAAGGCGTTTAACATGGCTATAAAGAAAAAAAGTAAAACAGACAAATTGCTCGCAAAAAACGGACGCAAACCTGTTGCTGTTGTTGAGAAGGCGCGAAGAGGACCGAGGGGGTTTACTATGCCTGTCGGCCTCGCTGAAGGATTTGGTCAACTAGGACTTACGCAAGCAGATGTAGCTGGGTTCCTCAAAGTGTCAAAAAAAACTGTTGAAAGAGAGTTTCAGAAAGGCGAAGAATCTGAATTTGTCCGCGAATATAGGAAAGGGAAAGCCTCGACAAATCGAAGCCTGAGAATGAAACTTTTGCAAAGAGCATTAAGAGAAGACAGGGACTCCTTATTGCAATTTGCTTTAAAGAACTTTTGCGGAATGAAAGAGCAAGTTGAAGTTGAAAACTCAGGGGAGGTTACAGTCAATATCACCATGGGGGGAAAAGACTTAAAAATGCCAAAATGGCTTGAGAATTGAACAAAGATATAAACATCCCAGCCCCACATGAGGGGCAAGCGCAAATACTTAAAAACGCAAAGAGGTTTAACGTGCTTCAATGCGGAAGAAGATTTGGCAAAACTACATTAGGAGTCCATATTGCTCTTTTTTCGGGGATTGCTGGCAAAACATATGGATGGTTTTCTCCCACCTACAAGCTCATGTCTGAGCAATGGACCGAAATAACAAGGCAACTTACCCCTATTATAACCCGAACAGACAAGCACACCCGAGAGGTTCACTTGATAAACGGAGGTCGCATGGACTTCTGGAGTCTTGAAAAAGCCGATGCCGGTCGAGGACGAAAATACCACGGAGTAATTATTGACGAAGCATCGGTAGTCAGGAACCTGAAGGTCAAATGGGAACAAGATATTCGCCCCACTCTCACCGATTACAAAGGTAAAGCATGGATATTGGGAACACCCAAAGGTCACAATTATTTTCATCAGATGTTTTTGAGAGGGCAGAAATTAAACGATGACTGGATAAGCTGGAGACTAGGCACCAAGGACAATCCCACAATCCCTGATCTTGAAAGTGAGCTTCGGGACGCAAAAAACGAATTACCTGAAGCAATTTACAATCAAGAATATTTGGGGGTTCCTGCTGATGATGGGGGGAATCCTTTTGGGGTCGATGCGATCAGGCATTGTTTTATTGATCAAAGCTTCCATCAAACTGCTTGGTTTGGTTGGGATCTGGCAAAATCACATGACTGGACTTGGGGAGTCGGGCTTGACGATTACGGTTGCCAGACTAAAAACATTCGCTTTCAAAAGCCATGGGCAGAGACGAAAGAACACATCATCAAGGAAACTGATTATGTTCCTGCACTGGTTGACAGCACGGGGGTTGGTGATCCGATCGTTGAAGATTTGATCGCAGAGGGGAACAATTTTGAAGGTTTTAAATTCTCAAGCACTAGCAAACAATCCTTGATGATGGGGCTTCGGGCTGCTATCCAGCAAAACAGGGTCAAGTTTTTTGATGTGTCTTTAAAATCTGAACTCGAAAGCTTTACCTATCAATATATGGCAGGGGGTGGGGTTAAATATACTGCTCCTGAAGGGATGCATGACGATGGGGTAATTGCATTGGCACTCGCAGTTGAACGCATGAGAAAAGGAAATACGGACGGAGTTATTCGATCCACAAAAGGTTTTAAATTAGGCACAGCAAAAGCAGCAGCACATCACGGAATAGGTTTTTAATATGGCAGACGCACCAAAAAAAGCAGTCAGAAAGAGAGCATCAAAAAAGGCAGATGTATCTGAACGGATAATAATGCCAAGCTTCAACGAGAAGTTTCACCCGTTTTTAAATGAGAAGCTTGACCCTGCACAAGTGCGTGGATTGCTTCAGTCTGCATTTACGGGAGACCCTCAGAGTTTGAACGATCTCTATTCCATCATGGAGGACACTTGGCCCCGTTTGGCTAAGAATCTACATGAGATCAAAAAGGCAGCAGCAAGAGCGCAATACCTAGTCCAGCCATTTGCTGAACAAGGCAAAGAACCAACTGCATCTGCACAAGATAAAGCTGAGTTTACAAGATACATCATCGACAACATGCGTCCCATTCCCAAGAAAAACGAGAATGGATTTGAAGACATGATTTATGATCTTTGTGATGCTGTTGGCAAAGGAATTTCAGTTCAGGAAATAATGTGGGATGTTCAGGATGGGAAAATATGCCCAAAATCTTCCTACTGGGTGCATCCTAAATATTGGGGATATGACTCATCTGGAACCGAAATCATGTTGCGTAACATTGGCACTGGTGGAGGTGGTGCTGGTGGTTACGTCGAAATGCCTGACGATAAGTTTTTGATTGGAAGATACAAAACAAGATCAGGAAATCCGCTTACTTATGGATTCAGCAGAGTGCTTGCTTTTTGGTGGTCTGGTATGATCTTTGGGCGTCAATGGCTAATGCGTTATGCTCAGATCTTTGGGATTCCGTTACGAGTAGCTAAGTATGGCAAGAACCTTTCAGACAATGATCGAACCAGTCTGGAGGCATGGCTTCGTGATCTGGCTGCTGCTGGGTATGCAATGATCCCTGAAGGATCAGAAATCCAACTGCTTGAAGCTAGTAAAGGGGGGACAGATAACCCACAAAACCACCTGATCGATGTTGCTGATCGTGTGTGTGACATTCTTATCCTTGGTCAAACACTAACCACAGATGTTGCGGATTCAGGTTCAAGGGCATTGGGCGATGTTCATGCAGGGGTGCGATTGGACAACTTACAAGATGCTTGTGATTGGGCTGCTCAAAACGTAAATGACCAGATCATACGCAAAGCAATTCTTTTTAATTATGGCAACACTGACGAAATGCCATATCTGGAAACCAAGTTTGAATCTGCTGAAGACCCCGTTCAGATGGCAACGAGAGATCAGATACTTGTAAGCATGGGCATGGAACTCCCGCAAGATCAAATTTACGAAAGACACAAGATTCGTATTCCTGAAGCAGGTGAAGCAGTAATCAAACAAGGCTCACCAGAACCTTCATTCTTTGGCAAAGATACAGTTCAAGCCAAGGAACCCAAAGCTGATTTAAATGATCCTTTTCGACTTCCTAAAGGGGACAAAAAAAAGTTCGGAGTCTATGTCAAAAATGACAAGGGTAACACTGTTCTTGTGAAGTTCGGAGATCCAAACATGGAGATCAAACGAGATGATGATCAAAACCGTAAGAACTTCCGAAGCAGACACAATTGCGATGATGCTGGTCCAAAGTGGAAACCACGATACTGGTCTTGCAAAATGTGGGAAAAGGGCAAGACAGTTCAGGACGTTCTTGATGCTTCAGAGTGGACAGGATTGATTGAAGATGAGCCTGATAATTGCGGTTGTGGTAGTGATTCATTGATTCAGGCCAAGGGAATCCCTTCTCAAAATGATCGGCTAACAGAAGCAGTGATGGAGGATCTGACAGGCGTATCTGCTGAGTGGCTTGCTCCCGCTAAACCAGCATTTGCAAAGGTTATGTCACTTGCAATGAATGATGCTGTCTCTGATGAAAAAGTCATTGAGGCAATCAGTGAACTTGCTGATGCCATGCCCGAGTTGTTTGAATCATTGAATCAGGATGCGTTGCAAGAGTCATTGGAATCTGCAATGGGTGCTGCTGCTGCCAATGGTGCATTTGATCGACTTCAATCATACACGGAGGAATTTCCAGATGGTGAAAGTGGAAGTAAAGATCCCGAAGATTCTTGATAAACTTTCTGACTCTCAAACCTACCTTGAAGCTACAAAGCTGGGTGCATTTGAGGTTTCAAATTATTTAAGAACTGAGCATTTTCCTGAAAAAAATGCAAATGAACCAAATAAACTAGGGGCAAAAAGAACTAATTTCTGGACTGATGTTGGCAGGTCAGTTCTTCAGCCATTTGTCAAAGGATACAGTGTCATCGTCAGAATCAATGACTTTCGTTTTGCTCAAAAATTATACGGGGGAGTGATCAAAGCAAAGAGAGTCAAATTCTTAACCATACCAATCTCAAAGCAAGCATATGATAAGCGTGTTTCAGTCTTTGAACAGGAAACAGGAAAAAGACTTTTCAGGATCAAAAGCAAAAAAGGAAATATTTTATTGGTAGAAAGCCTTGACGGGGAAATCAAACCCCACTATTTGCTGAAACAGAGTGTGGATCAAAAGCCCAATAAAAATGCTTTGCCAAGTGATGAAAAAATCGCAGAGGAATTTAATAAGGGAGTGACTGAATATATTGAAACACCCACAAATTTAGAATGATTACATTTGCAAAAATCAATGCCAGTTACGGAAACGAGATTCATGTTGAGGGCAGTGTTCCAGCAGATATTCAATGGATGCCTTCAGGTGAGCATACAATAAACGCTTCCAAAGATGGAAAGCCCACAAAGCTAAAGGTCACCGTAACTGAAGACATTATTGGTTCGCTGAATAAATCGCTTGAGGAAATAAAAGCCCAAGGATTTGACACTTACATCGATTTCAATCACTCGGATGAAAACGCATCAGGATGGGTGCAAGGTTTCTTTTGGGGTGGAGATGATCCTGAGACTGGAGGCATACGTGCAAAAGTTAAATGGTCTGCCGAAGGTGCTGAAGCCTTAAAAGGTGGAAGCTATAAACGATTTTCTCCTACTTTCCTTACTGACGCAAAAGGCAAAGTTATTGGAACAACTCCAAACGCAGGAGGATTGGTTAACCGTCCTGCATTCAGAGAAATTGCAGCAGTAATGGCTGCTAAAGATATTTCAACCACGGATTTACGATTCGTTTCGGCCTCACAATTGCCAACCGAATCCAACGCAAAAACAAAGGAACCAAAAATGTCGGAAGACGAAAAAAAGAAAATGGACAAGCTTGAGGCTGAAAACAAAGAATTGCGTGAAGCAATGGATAAGCTGAAAGCTAAGTATAAAGCCACCGAAGACGAGTCAGAAAAAATGAAGAAAGAAGCAAAAGATCGATCAATCAATGATCTAGTCGATGCTGCTGTTACTTCTGGAAAACTGAATGCCAAGGATGAAAAAGCAATCGAGTCATTGAAAGCAATCGCTGCCAGTGACATGGAGAATGCTAAAACATTCATTGAGTCAATGCCTTCACAGGTAAATGCCAAGGTTGCAGAACTTACTGGCAGGATCACACCTAACAACCCCGACCAGATCACGGCAAAAAATCCAAAAGATTTGATGTTTGCTGCTGTTTCTGAAATCAGGGCAAAGAATCCAGCACTTTCTGGTGAGGACGCTTTTCGTCTAGCCCGTGAAAGTCAACCTGACGTTTTCAAAGCTTAATCAAAGGAATTTAAATGCAATACGGAATTAGTAAACAACAGTTACTCGTTACCCTTGAGGCCAACGAAGATCAAACCGACAAAGAGGGTTATGCCGTGAAGTTTTCATCAGGCAAAGCAGCCCTTCAAACTTCACATACTGCAGTTGATACAGTCGGGGTAATTACTGACGGAGCAGCAGCAGGTAGCAAGTCAAGCATTGCAATCGCAGGGATTGATGCAGTTATTTATGTCAAGCTCCATAGCACGGCAGGAACTGTCAACGCTGGAACTTTCCTCGGTACACATACCGATGGCACTTGGAAAGCTACCGCTTCGTCTAAAAACTTTGCAGCACAAGCTTTGGAATCAGGCAGCAATAGTGCCATGATTAAAGCACGTCTTCTCGACGTTTCTGGTGTGACTGCTTAATCGTAAAAAAAGGAAAAAATAATGAGTGCAATAAGCAGCGCATCAGGAAACCCGTTACTAACGTCATACGCTCAATCGATCATCCCTGATCTTGAGTCTTCACAGGCAAACTTTATTGCCCCACAGGTTGTGGCACCATCCGCAAGGAGTCGCTACAAGATTTACAATGAGGTCAACTCATGGCAAACATACGAAACCCAACGAGCAATCGGTGGACCTGCAACAAGGATTCCATGGCTTGCCTCTGACGGTCAGTTGAACCTTGAGCCGCATGCATTGGAAAACCCCATTGATGACTTCGAGCGTGAAGACACATCTGACATTGTTGGTTTGCAACAGAGCAAAGTTCGTTCTTTGCTTTCATCAGCAACCTTGAGCAATGAGAAAGATTTGTTTACCTACCTCAAAGCAAATGTTTCTGCTGAAGGTGGCAAGGGAACTTGGAATGCAAGCACTGATCCTATCGAACAGCTCGATGAGCAGTTGGTAGCATTGGAAACTGCATTGGGTCGCAGACCTAACCGCATTCTGATGGGAACTCTTGCTTGGCAGATCATGCGTGATAACGCTAAGACACAAGCTCGATTCAAATCTGGGTTTGCAAGCATCACTCGGGATATGGTCAGCAATGTTCTGATCTTTCCAGTGGAAATTGCAATA